CTCTGACGATTCTGACTATTCTTCTCGTGTGGCCGCATATAAGGAGGCCCTCAGCAGGACTGGCTGGTCGGCGGGTTTCGAGCCAGCTGTAGTCAGTGGCGCTGCCCCAACCAATAAGATGATAGGCGATGTTCGCATACCAGCCGGTCTTTGCCTTCTAGTTGGCGGGGCTGCTGCAGGTAAAACCCCGTTGGCCCACGCGCTCGCCGGTTTCGGCGATCGTGACTATCACGTCGTTCGATACGGCGAGCCGTTATCTGGCTATATTACCAATGAAGATGACGCGGCTTTCCATGTTGCAAAAGCACTCTTGTCCAAACATGATGTGGTTCTGGATTCGGTTAAGGACGTGCTTTCCCTGATGGGTGGTGCCGCAATGAAGTCCGGTCTTTCACGTGAAGTATTGCCGTTATTCTCACGTTGGGCTACGATTGCCGCGGATATAGGCGTGACGCTCTACGTTCCCGTCAACCCTTCCTCCCCGGACGATGAAGTGATTTCACTGTTGGTCGAAGCTACCAAATCAAACGCCACTATGACTATTTACAGTGACGGCGGCGATAAGTGGTCTTTCGTGGCTAGAAGGGGCGAGGGCTTGCAACGTGAATCGGGTGCGTTGACGGCTAGATACCTGCCGGATGGCACCGTTGAAATCAGAAACGGCGCAACCAGCGCGCTCTCGACTAAGGAGTATTCTTCAACAAGCTTTACCGGCGAAGATATTTCCGACGCTGCTTTCTCCGCCTCGCTGCGCAGATCTGTAGCTGCTAGTGTTGAATAGTTTTCTTTGTCACATCTCAATCATTATTAATAAAGGATACAAACAAAATGGCACTTCCTAAACCAAGAGCAACTAAACAAAACCCTAACTCTAAAGCGGTCAAAACACTAGATCCAGCCGTCACAGAAGATCTCATTACAGCTTCTACCGGTGGTCAGGAAACCGAGATCGGTCAGAAGGCAGGTGGCGGCGGCGCTGGCGACCGTCCGCCGGGTGTCAAATTCCTTGAACGCGATTCTGGATCGTCACGGGCGGTTCCAACTAACACCGTAAACGTACAGATCGTGTCCACGATCATCGACAGGCTTGCCGGAACTGTTGTAACAGAGCCTATCTTTAGGGCTAAACCTAATCTTAACATGATTATGCGCCGCGCTTCCGATCCTGGCGTGCGTGAGAAATGCGCTACATTCTTTCTTACTCATAAACTCGTCGATCCTTTGACATCGGTTATCCCTGTAAACACGCTCAAACCTGGCGACGCCGCTATTCTACAGAAAGATCTCTTTAAGGCCATTACTAAAGTTGAAAACGATCCCAAAGTGCAGATGGTGGTTACAGAAATTGTGAACGCACACCTCATTGGATGTGGTGTAATCCAAGATTCCGGCACCTTTACCACGCGCATCTACTACCCATTTAAACCCGTCACGACACAAAGTCTTGCTGATGATATAGGCATGCAGGAAGTGGTGCGCGTTTTGGGCGGTATAGAAAAAATCGATATTTCTTCTAAGAAATACACCAACCGTTCATTCGCCGCCGCCGTGGCGCAATCTCTCTACGCCGTCGGTAAGGCGCTATTAGATGTAAATGAGCTAAGCGGCGTTGTTGGTGACATGGTACTTGGTTGCCGCGCTGCAATCGATCCCGAACTGACCGGGTTCAAAGGCTCCGTTACTCAGGCCTGGCGTGATAACGTCGTCATTCAAGAATTGTCGAAAAACTATGTTTTCGTAGACGCTGCTTTGAGTCTGCCTGCAGGTAACGCGACTCCGCTGAATGACGGCTGGAAGCTTAATAATTGGGCGCCAATTATTCTTGCCGCTTTGAAGACATCGCCTCGCTACGCCATCGTCGGTAAATCTGAAGTAACACGTAGCTTAGGCTTAAGGAAAATTCGCGATCTACGCGGTCGTCCTGTCGCTTACGTTCTACACAGGTCCGCGAAACCAGAAGCAGTGGCTCAGAGCGTTTATGCGTTTGAAGACGCTGAGATTTCGGGCGCGGTTACCGTCATTCCGACGAAAGAACGTGTTGCAGAGGCGGTCGCTGCGGCGTACGGTCAGACAAGTGGTCTAGGTACAGATGCAGTCGCTGGCTACCTGGTCAGCTTCTTGACTGATGCCGTTGAGGCTGGCTACACCAACTATAAACTCGGCTACCACATCGACCTCGGCACGTTGCAGGAAGCCGGGCACCACGAAATCGCGTGCTTACTATCGGAACGCATCCGCGTTAAGATCGAAGCTGACGGTAGCGTCGTTAAACCTGGCCTTAACCCTGACATGACGCGTGACTACGGCTGGTGGTACCACGTAGCCACGAGCGAACGTGACTTCGGCGATCTCAACCGCGGCGTGTTCGATTCCACGACCTATGTAACTAATAGACTAGCAGAAGTGTTCATCGCGGTGGATGAGTTCGAACCGCAGAGCCCTGTGGACCCTCGTCCTCAACTAATTGCTCCAGTAGCGTTCGATAGCCGTATCATGGGCTTCGACCCGGCGACTAACCTGGCCAGTCTAACATCGCGTTACGCTTGGGACATTACTATTAACAATAGTCGTGTCAATGGCGCTTTCAAGGCTTCTGAACTTGGTGGCATGAAGTCGCTGTCTAACACATCTCTAGTCGTGCCGATATACAATGACGATGTGTTCCACACTGTAATCGGCGTGTTCAATACGATCAGCAGTCTGCTGAATGACCTTGTGAAGCAGCGCGCTGCGAACGGTGAAGGCCCAGACGCAGTAACCATTTCGTATTTAAAACGTGCACTTGGACGTAGTTTCCTGCGTTATGCGCAAAGCTTAGCACCGGGTTTCCGCCAAGAAATCCACAACGGAATGATAGATCGTGCGGTTACGAAGTTGTTGCCAGACGCCGCTATGGCTCTCCGTGCTCGTTTAGGACAACGCGAGTTCGGAGGCTACGCTGATGTATCCGCTCTGCTGATGTTCCTGACCATGCAAGGCTTCGATACGAAGGCTTGGGCTGAAATGGCAAAAGACCTCGACATGGCACGTGTGTTCCTGGAGTACGGCTCAGATCGTTCTAGTTCGTCTAACATTTAACGTCGTCGTTTAGAACGTTATTCAAATAAAAGCTCTCACTGCTTAGTGTGAGGCAGACTCTTCCCAAA